AAGAAGTGCTTCAAAAACGTGCTGAAAAAGCTGCACGTAAGACACTCATTAAAAAGATGCTACGAGATAAAGACAAAGGTGATTTGTCTTATGCAGCACGTAAAGGTGTAGAAGATCGTCTTGCAAAGAAAAAGGGCCAGATTAAAAACTTAGCACGTAAGTTACTTAAGACTGTTCGTGCAAAGGATCGAGCTAAGCTCCAGAAGAAAAAACCTGGAGATAAGTAATGCAATTCAAGTCATTCGGTGAGTATGTAACCGAAGCAACAAAAGAAATAACCTTTACTTTTGGAAGATTTAATCCTCCAACTATAGGTCATGAGAAATTACTAGATGCCGTGGCTAAGGTTGCACGCGGTTCTAAGTACATGGTATTTGCATCCCAATCACAAGATGCTAAAAAGAATCCTTTAGACTATAACACTAAAGTTAAGTACATGCGTAAGATGTTCCCACGTCATGCACGTTCTGTACAATTAGATAAATCTGTTAAGAATGTATTTGATATTCTTGTAAAGATATATGATCAAGGTTATAACCGTGTTAATATGGTTGTTGGATCAGATCGTGTTAATGAGTTTGAAGCATTGATAGGTAGATACAATGCTAAGAAAGGCCGTCATGGTTTCTATAACTTTGAAGGTGGAGTTAATGTAATCTCTGCTGGTGAACGTGATCCTGATGCAGAAGGTGTATCTGGAATGTCTGCCTCTAAGATGAGAGCTGCTGCACAAGCAAACGATTTCAGCCTATTCACAAAAGGTTTACCAAAGAATTTTAAAGACGATAAACAATTGTTTAATGACCTACGTAGTGGTATGGGTCTTAAAGAATCTCATGATTATCGCCAACACATCCAATTACAAACTGTATCTGAAGAGCGTGAAGCTTATATTCAAGGTGAGTTGTTTGATAAAGGCGATGTAGTTGCTATCAAAGAATCTGATGAAGTAGGAACAGTTTCCATGCTAGGTTCTAACTATGTGCTAATTGAAATGGCAGATGGTAAGAAGATGCGTAAATGGTTAACTGATATCGAGAAGCTTGAAGAAGCTTGTTGGGAAACTCATAAGCAGATTGGTACTAAGATGAAGGGCGGAAAAGAAGTTCCTAATTGTGTACCTAAAGAATCACAAGATGCTGATATCAAAGATCGTGATGGTTCTCAACCTGCAAAATATCATAAAGGATTATCTAAGTCTACTAAGACTAAGCGTGATGCTCAATTTAAAAAGCAAGCTAAGATGGATGACGATGATCCTACTGCGTATAAGCCTGCACCAGGCGATGCGACAGCAAAGACTAAAGTATCTAAACATACAAAAAAATATCACCAAATGTACGGAGAAGGCATGCAATCATTTAGCGAATACGAAGCATTATCTGAAGATGCAACTAAAGGTCTTAAAGGTAAAGCAGAAAAATCAGGCATGCCATTAAGTGTATTAAGACAAGTATATAACCGCGGTGTAGCTGCATGGAAAACCGGCCACAGACCAGGAACAACACCAGAACAATGGGGATTTGCAAGAGTTAATTCTTTTATAACTAAGTCTTCTGGCACATGGGGTAAAGCAGATAAAGATCTTGCAGCAAAGGTAAAGGGCTAATCATGAAGATGACAGAAATACAAAAGATGTATCTCCGTGCACGTGGTAGATGGTCTAAGAATGCTGGTAAAGAAGAAGAAAAGAAGAAAGCAAAACAGTTTGCTGAGATTCGTGATTCTGAACGTGCAGGTGAGTTTGGCACTGATAAGCTAACTGCTTCTTATTGTGCTTCTACTCCTGGCCAAACGAATGAAGCATTTGAACCTCATATGATGTATGATCCTAAGACTGGTAAAGGTTATAAAGCTGAAAAAGAAGCTGATCATTTACGAATGAAGAAACTTGGTTATACACACGATGAGCCAGATGTAAAAGAAGGCAAAGCTAGCATTAAAGAACGTGGCGAAGATTCTAAAGGTCATAAGATTGCCACTGAAAAAGGTGCTGGTCTGACACAAAAGGGTGTTGACGCTTTTCGTCGTAAAAATCCTGGTAGTAAATTGCAAACAGCAGTCACTGGTAAGGTTAAACCTGGCAGCAAAGATGCTAAACGCCGTAAATCATTCTGTGCTCGTATGAGCGGAATGAAAGGCCCAATGAAAGATGACAAAGGCAGGCCTACACGGAAAGCCATGTCTCTTAAAAGATGGAAGTGTTAGATATGCCTAGAGAAACAGATGTAGACTGGAAAAATCGCTTAGATCGAATCGAAGAAAAGAAGGATAAGATGAGTGAGGTGTTAGTATCACTGGCTCGCTTTGAAGAAAAGATGGATGCTTATAATGAGTATCGAGAAAGATCATGGGAACGAATGAATAAGTTCTCAGCTAAGTTAGACACAATTGAAAAGAAGTGCGATGATAACGCTCGTACTGTACACACTATAAATAAATTATTCTGGGTAGCTATTGTTGCTATCGGGAGTGCAATCGCAGCCCAAGTTTGGATGTAACAAGAATGTTAGCAGTAATTGCTTCTGCTAGTTGAAAACAATTTACTAAGGAGAATAGGATGGACAATCCAATCGCAGAAGCATACATTAAGATGCTTCAAGAACGAAACAAAAAAGATAAAGATGCAAAGCTTGATGATGGTGACGGAATGGATCCAGTGGGTCAAGGCGATGCTGATATCGATAATGATGGTGATGTAGATTCATCTGATGAGTATCTACATAAACGTCGTAAGGCTATTAAAAAGTCTATGAAAAAAGAAGAGTTTACTGAAGAAGAGCAAGCTATGATCGATGAGGCAAAGAAACGTGGCCTTACTCCTGATCAAGTACGTAAAGCTCTTGCTGCTGACAAAGCGAAAGCTAAAGACAAAAGCAAAGTATCTCTACGTAAAACACCATGGGATAAATTCAAAGAAGCTGTTGAAATCGAAACAGACGATGATAAAACAGATGTTGAAGATCCTAAAGGTAAAAAGAAAGCACCTGAAAAGAAAACAGGTAAAGGTGATCCAGCTGCAGTAAACGCTCCATCACAAGATGATCGCGCTGCAGTAGCAGATAAACCAGATCCATCTGAAGATCCTGATGCAGAGCCAACTCCTCCAAAAGAGAAAGAAGCTCCAGCGCCTAAGGAAAAAGAAAAGATCGTTGTGAAAAAGAAACCAGTTGATAAAGAAGAATCAGTTAAAAAAGAATCTTTTGATTGGGATGAAATCTCTGAAATGAACGATGAGCAAGTAGATGCATTCATTGATTCATTAGATGAGTCACAACTAGATTCATTCGAAGCTGAAATGAATTCTCTTGCTGAAGCAGCAAACCCAGAAGGTGATGCAGCTCAACAAGATAAAGAGCAAGGTGACTTTATTGCTAAGCATAAAAAGACTATCATTGATCGTCCTGATGCTGATAAGCCTAAAGCTGCTGATGCTACTAAACCAGCGGCTAAACGTCCTGGTGATAAAAATGATGGTGACAAGTCACCAGTTAAACGTATGAAGGATATTCGAAAATGAAAAAAGCTGGCTGGTTAAAAGATGGTATCGCGACTTCTCGCGGTATCGTAACAGTACATGGTGAAATGCTAAAACGTCGTAAGATGTCAGAAGCTCAAATCAATGAGTGGAATGGTTTCGAAAAGAAAACAGTTGCTCCTAAACCAGCACCTGTTATTGAAGAACCAGCGGCAGAAGAGATCAATTTAGAATCTATGACTAAAGATCAACTTGAAGCTCTTGGACGTGAACATGGTATTGAATTAGATAAGCGTGAAAAGAAGGCTGATCTGATTGAAGTACTAAAGTACGTCATCGAATAAACAATATAAATAGCTCTATATAACAATTTAATGTAGGGCTATTTAATGCAACTCTTTGATGAACTGAATAATGATAACTTTTTGTTGTACGCTTCAAAGCATTATAACAATAAACAATGTACAGAAGTAGAAGAGTTCTATGAAGACTTGAATCGCTTTAAGTATTTGAAAAGACTTCTCAGACGATATGATAGTAACGGAGAATTACAGGAACGTTTGATACTAAACCACCTTATATTATTATTTAATGTATTCGGTATAGTTCATGCAAAGAAGATGGTATTCTTTAAGACAGATAACAGATCGCTATCAGCTCTGAAAACCTTTCTTGTATACTTAAACTATTTAAAAGAAGATGAATACGTTGATATCCCTTTAGATAGTCATATAATAAAAGTATTAAGGAACCTATAATGCCCGCAGTATCAAGAGTAGCAGATCTCTATTACACCTACCGTTTTATCAAGGTATTAACTACACCTTGGAAAGATACTGATGCGTATAACCTAGGTCTATTAGATGATAAAGGTACAAGTCTTCGTAAGGCTAAAACCTCAGAAGAGAAAGATGCTGTAACAGTATTCTTTCGTTTAGCATTTAACTTTAAAAGAATACTAGAGAAACTTCCATTCGGTAAGTCTCGATTATCTTCATATGCAGCAGCGCTATTCTTGCTACGTGAAGAGACAGGTATGAGTGAAGAAGAGATTAAAGATATTCTTTCTAAAATGGAAATAGACTTAACTCCAGAAGTAAAAGAAAATTTCTTTATTCTTAACGAACAACTACTTCCCGGTGTATACATATTACACCAAGATATTTTATCACCAAAAACTGCAGAGCCTATTGCTAAGACAGGTACGAAAGTATCAGTCGCAGAAGGTACAACTCAAGCAGGCACTATACTAGATATTCCGGTATATGAGGTGAGACACTTGGCAACAAAACAGATGGTCTACGTGACCTCCGGAGATTTATACAGATGAAAAAGAAAAAAGAAGAAATTCCAGAAGAAGCACCTGCTAATGCAGTTGCAGGAGATGGTGTTGATATGAGTCCGGGTAAGAAGGCTAAACTAAAGAAAAAGCCTTTGAAACGCTTTAAAGATTACGTTAAGGAATAGTAAGTGTTTTCAACAATTAAAATAGCAATCGTCTTCATGATCTCAGGAGCATTAGTTTCTGGTGGATTATACGTAAAGAAGATACGAGACGATCTAGAAATTGCCAGAGCGAATGTTGCAAGAATGGAAGTAGCAGTGCAAACAAGCGAGTCTTCCCTGAAGCTTGAAAGATCAGAGAATGCGAGATTAAATGTGCTTAATTCAGAGTTAGGCGATAGCCTACAACGTGCTGAGCAATATGGTGATGAGTTGAGAAACACATTACAGAAACATAATTTAACTCACTTGGCCAATAAGAAACCTGGCCTTATTCAAAATAGGATGCAAAATGCGACTGATCAATTATGGAACGATCTTGCTGGTATCACTGACCCTAATGGGGTGCAGCTCGATGAGGCCGGAACCGAAGATAGTAACAGTAACTAAAACTGTTAAAACTGTAATCCCTACAGTAAACCTACCAAAGCAAGTACAACTAAATGACATTAAGATTTATGTTGTGTCTGCTGACAATTACCAAGAATTTAAGAAAGAGTTTGAAGCTAAGAATGGGCCTGATGCATATATTGCCATTTCCGTAAAAGACTATGAAAATCTGTCTCTTAACTTCGCTGAATTGCGAAGATACATAGAACAACAAAAAGAGATTATAGTTTATTACGAGAAAGCTGTAGCACCAGAAGAAACTGAAGAAAATAGCGAATAAACAGTTTACATTAGACCCACAATATGGTATAATAACCTATATTGAATCAGCGGAGAACCCTTCATGAATAACCATATAAACGTCACAAAGCGTGACGGACGAACTCAACCGTTCGATTTAGAAAAAGTACACAAAGTATTAGAGTGGGCAACAGATGGTATTGCCTCTGTTTCTATATCAGAGATTGAGTTAAAAGCAAACATTCAGTTGTTTGATAAGATACCTGCATACGACATTCACGAATTATTGATTAAGTCTGCAGCTGAATTGATTTCAGAAACTACACCTAATTACCAATACGTTGCAGCACGTTTAGTTAACTATAAGATTCGTAAAGATGTCTATGGTCAATTCGAACCGTGGGCTTTACTTGACATTGTAAAAGAAAACGTTAAGCGTGGTGTATATGATACAGCTATACTAGATAACTACACTGAAGATGAGCTAGCTGTACTTGGTTCTTATATTAAACATGATCGTGATAATGATTTTACATATGTTGGTATGGAACAATTCCGTGGAAAGTATCTTGTACAAGACCGTAGATCTAAAACTGTGTTTGAAAGTCCTCAAGTTTTGTATATGCTTATTGCAGCTACTCTATTCACAGACTATCCAAAAGATACACGTATTAAGTGGGTTAAAGATTACTACGATGACGTATCAACATTTGTAACATCATTACCTACACCTATCATGGCAGGCGTGCGTACGTCTACACGGCAGTTCTCTTCATGTGTTCTTATTGAATCAGATGATACGTTAGAAAGTATTAATGCTACTGCTACTTCTGTTGTACGTTATATTTCTAAGAAAGCTGGTATTGGTATCAATGCAGGTAGAATTCGTGCTGTTGATAGTAGAGTAGGCGATGGTTCTATTGTACATACTGGTTTAATTCCCTTTCTTAAGTACTTCTCATCTGCTGTTAAGTCATGCTCACAAGGTGGTGTTAGAGGTGGTGCTGCTACTGTATATCTTCCTGTATGGCATCTAGAATTTGAAGATCTTGTTGTATTAAAGAATAATAAAGGAACTGAAGAGAATCGTGTACGTCAATTGGATTATGCGTTCCAGTTTAATAAGTTGATGTATGAACGTCTATTAACTGGTGGTAACATAACACTATTCTCACCAGCAGATGTTCCTGGTCTATATGAGGCATTCTTTAAAGATCAAGATAAATTTCGTGAGCTCTACGAAAAGGCAGAGCGTAAGACATCTATTCGTAAGAAGACAATGAAAGCTATGGATGTATTCTCTCAGTTTGTTACTGAGCGTAAAGACACAGGTCGTATCTATCTTATGAATGTAGATCATGCTAATGAACATGGTTCTTTTAAACCTGACCTTGCAGCAATCTATCAATCTAATCTATGTACAGAAATCAATCTACCAACTAAGCCTTTGCAATCTGCAGATGATAAAGATGGTGAGATTTCGTTGTGTACGTTAAGCGCTATCAACTGGGGATTGATTAATAGTCCTACAGATTTTGAAAAGCCCTGTACAAATGCTGTTCGTGCATTAGATGCATTACTCGACTATCAAGAGTATCCTATTCCTGCTGCAGAAATCTCTACAATGAATCGTAGGCCTCTTGGCATTGGTATTATTAACTTAGCT